ATTCAGAGTAAGGCTCTCTACAAGATAGTCTATCGGTTAAATGATGAATAACATCTCCCTCAAAAAATAATGCTACATGATTTAAAGTTGGGTGCAAAATACTCATAAGCAAAACATCTCCATCTTCTAACTTTTCATCAGGTCTAAGTTCTCTAAAGTTGGTTCGCCATGCACAATCTTCAAACAAAGGTTTATTATTAAATTCTTCTAATGTTGTAGGTCTTTCCCAATCTCTAAGTTCAATATTTNTTTCTTCTTTNTACCAATCTCTTACTAAACTCCAGCAATCNGTNATACCCCAAACCCATTGACGGCCTAATAAAGGTGGTTTATATCCGCATGGTTCTAAATATGCCCATTGTTCTGTTTTAGGATTGACAATATGCCAGGGTAAATTACTGTCCTCGCAACTAATTTTATCTGCCTGACTAGGAGTTGGAGGTGTTATAGGGTGACTATGAACAACACCAACAATTTCTCCTGTATTATCTGCTTTTACATAATCCTCTGGGTCAATAATAAAACATTGGTGATCTGTCATTGAAAGATTACGACAAGGATAGTATCTTTCTTTACCTTTTATATTCAGTAATAAACCACAAGATTCTTTTGGATCTTCTCTTTGTGCATGAAGTAGTGCTTTATATTTCCAAGTCATTGAACAAACGTACCAATAGAAGGAAAGACAGAACGAGTACATTGTCTTTTTGGTATTCTTACTCCAGCTAAATCTGTAGGAGCAGCAAGTTCAAATTCAACAACTTCTCTAGTTTCTGTTGATTTACGATCTATTGAATATATTTCTTGTGGAAACTCAGCAGTAGGATCAGCAGTTGCATTTGTTCCATCAGCAAAATTAACAGCATCAATAAATTTAGCTAATGTTCTTATTCTAGTAACTGTAGCTCCTGTCAAATCATTACCAGTTGTCGTTTCATTTACAGATAAAAGTATTGATGAAATAAGTCCTGTAGCATTACTAATTGCTATTTTGGGTCTTGGTAATTGCCCACGTTGAAAAGCAAAACCTGTTGCTTGTATTGGAAATCTAAGATACTCATTCGTAGCCCATACTATTTTTCCATTTGCATTTAAGTTACTACCAGCATGAAATCTATATATAGTATTCGCACCATGTAGTGCAGTGGATAGCTGAAGTGTAAATAACTCAATAATTGCTGATGGATTAATAGATTGTAGATTACTAAATACTGCTGAATTTACTGACATTATGATGCTGGTTCAAATACTTCTCTAAAAGTAGCTTGAATTGTTGCTCTGTTGTTATATGGTATTGATTTGCTCCAGTTTTCACAAACAAATTCAGAGGATGAACTTTCTCCAGGTGGCGTAAAAGTAAAGCTATCACTATCGTTTGCTCTAGCATCTAAAAATGTTTCTATCTCATCAGATTCTGTTTCTGAAACATTAAAAGTAAAATTAAAAACTTTTGGATTTTGATGTTGTGCTAATCCAAAAAGAATACGATGCTCATAACCGTCAGCAAAACGAACAGTGCGAGTTAATGGTCTGGATCTTTTTTGTTGGCCGTATGTAGGTTTTATTGAAGGAAATGTAGCCATTATGCAAGTAATCCTCCTGGTCTTTTTTGCTGTATTAATTCAGATTGTACCGCAACTGATATAAGCCGACCAAGCTCTCTACCCTGTTCTTCATCTCCTTCAACAGAAGAACCAGAAGCATCTACATTTACTACAACATTTGTAGAACTCCCCATATCTGAATTAGGCACTATCCTTCCACCTGTATTTGGAACAAACATTTCTGGGCCACGTTCTCCAACCATATAACTTTTACCACTACTAACAGGACCACCATTTGCTCTAAAAAAACCACCGATACCAGGAAGTCCACCAAGAAAAGCATTTACACCGAACTGAATAAGGGATCTTTGAATTTGCGTAAATACACTGCGAGCTACATCACCAAGAGTTTTAGTTCCATTTATCGCACCTTCTATCGCATCAACTAAACCTGTTTCTATTGTTGAAGCAATACTTCCGTATAAATCATTTAATTTTGTTAATTCATCTCTAAGTTTTACAGCATCTTCAATTTGTTTAACTTGTAAAGGTTTAAGATCTTCAACCGCAATTTTCATTTCTTTTGCCTTTTCAGCTTTTAATTTTTCAATTTCTGCACCTTGTTTTCCTAATAGAAGTTGATTTTGTAAAAATATATTTTGATCTGTAATACTTTTTAATCCTTCATCAAGAATATTTTGCCTTCTCTGATCTAATTCAACTTCTTTACCTTTTGTCTCAAAGATTTTTGTTCTTTTATCAATTTCAGTAGTCAAACCTTTTAGTCTTAACTCTAAATTGACTTTATTTTGTTGCTCATCAATTTGTTTTTCAGCAGTTTGAGTTATTTGAGAAGGAAATAATCCACCACTTCCAAAACTAAATGGACCAAGAGCTTCTTTTCTTATTGTCTTATCAAGATCTTGTTTTTGAATTGCTTTTAATTCTGATTCAATTTGTTCTCGTCTTGCAATAAGCCCTTGTAAAACTGGGTCTTTTCCTGCTCCTCCAAGTTCTGCTAATCTAGCAGTTTCAACACTTTGAGCTTTTCCTGCACCTGGAACAAATTTTCCTAAAGCATTAAAAAGATCAGCCATAGCAACTTGAATCTTTAACATGGTTTTTTTAAATGAATTACCTAATAACTGGCTAGTTTCTGCAAATTCTCTTAAACTTTCAACTCCATCTTGACCTACAACCTTTGTCATTTTTTCAGTAGCCATAGCTAAAGCAACATGAGCACCTTGAGTTCTTTCTATAAATTTTAACCTTTCTGCTTCTGCTGTTCCAGCTAATCCCAATGAAGTTGTAAGTGCATCTATATTTGGATTTATTTCATCAAAAGCACCTCCTAATTCATTTAATTTTGCAAATAATGTAGTTAATTGTTGTAAGAGGGCAGTAGCAACAAGACCTCCTGCAAAACCTCCCATCTGTCCACCAATCTTAGTTCCTGCAAAACCACCAGCAAAACCAAAAGCACCTCCAAGTAAGCCCTGCCCAAATAGCAATGGAAACGCTCCAGAAATTGCTCCACTTGTAAGGGCTGCTTTATTACTTCTATTATTAATTTTATCTAGTTTATTTCCTTGAGCTTGTGCTTTATTATTTTTAATTTGTGCATCTGTATTCTTATTAATTGAAATTGTTTCTCTGCCTATAGCTGCATTTTGTTTATTTGTTGCTGCTAGTGCGTTTTTGTGTTCTTTAGTTCCAATCTTTACATTATTTGTATATTCTTCTAAGGCATCTGATACTGCCATTTGTTGAGCAGCCGTTTCACCAAATGCACCTTTGGCTTTATTGACACTTTTAACAATATCTTCCATATCTTGCCTATATTGCTTCAATTCTTTACGAGCACCTGCTCCTCCTGCACCTCCCGTATTACGAGGATTCATTATGTCTATCTGTCGAATATCATCTACACTTTTAGTTAATTGCTTTACTTTTGCATTTAATCTATCAAGACCAGATTGGCCTTTTACTCTTAAATTTATATTTACACCGTATTCGGCCACAGTAAAAACAAAACTTTATTTTAGTGTACCGCTTTTAGCGTTTTCTTGCTCGTGATTTATTCTTTGCATCTTCGTAAGCCTTTTCTTCGTATTCTTTCTTTAGTTCGTAGTAAGCAAGCCAGTTTACATATTCTTCCTGAGTTAATTTACTGGTAAGTTCTTGAATCGTCATCCCTAACTCTGAAGCTAGAAAAAACATAAAAAACCAATCGTCTCTAGCTTTTTAAAGTTGCTTTCGCTTCCTCCAACTTATATTCAGATCCAGAATTTAACATTGCAAGTTGAATATCCTGCAAAGTAGTTGCATTTACTTCTCTTCGTAAAGATGCTTTATGACCATCTTGAAAAAGTCTTTTACCCTCTTTATCTAATGCTTTTGTAATCATAAGATTCAAAGCAAAGTCATCATTAGTTCCTGATTCTCCAGACTTTGCAACAATCGCTTCTCTTTCTGCAATAGTCAATGGATTCCAGTAAATTTCTAAAACTGTTTCTTCTCCATCTTTTAATTCATACAAATATTTTTGGCTAACACCAAATTTGTTCTTGAGAAGTTCAATAGCTTCCATACAATTATTTAAAGTTCTTATATTATACTAGGCATTAGCCGTAAATTGGCAAGATATT